AATTAGAGAAACATAAAAGAAATATTATAAATGCCTTAATTCAAGGAGCAGCAAAAAAGGGACACTACCTTTTCCAAAAGCCTGAGGTTAAAGCTAAATTAGACGAAATAGACCCATCTCTTTATAGAGATTATTTAGGTATCATGGCAATCAATGATTTCATGTATTTTACTATGGAACAAATGATTGAGATGATGAGTCAAACAGGTCAAGGTGTTGCAGGTAAAGTATCATTAGAAGATGCTGATGAAGATGATGAAGAAGAAGGCGAAGAAGGTGGAGAAGAGAATGATGAACAACCCGACACAAAAATTGTTGCAGTAGGAATGATATTCCCTATTTTATGTCATGAAATTATCAAAGGGTTAGAAGAAGCTAAAGGAAGACACGGACACTCACAAAATAAAAGTATTAGAGATAAAGTAAGAGGTGCTGTAGATGTATTATCTAACGAACCAATGCAATTAAGGATAGGACCTGAAATTGTGGAAAAACTTAGAAACGCTCTACCAGATTCAATGTTTGATGATTCAAACAAGGGTCTAATAAACTGGTTCCATATCTTGTTATACCAAATACCAGCTCAAGAATTCTTGGAAATCATAGGAAACGCCATCTCTGAAGATGCGTCTAAAGTAAGAAAAGCGACTACAAGATTTGAAGAAATCATGAAAGAAGCTCAAACTATGAAGGGCGAATTTGAAGATTATCAGGAAGAAGAAGGAATTGATTCTGAAGATGATGAGGATGACGGACTCGATGATTTTTTCAGTAGTATGGGGATATCAAGACCCAAATAATAATTTGTGACTAAAGAACAATTAATTATAGAAGTAACGAAGTGTATGAGGAACACACCTTATGCACTTCGTACTTATTTACAGACATACGATAATACCGTATCAAAATACGTTCCATTAGATTTATTTCCTGACCAAGTAAGATTAATTGAAGATTACGATAGCCACAATGAAAACATTGCGTTGAAATATCGTCAGGCGGGTGTATCAACAGTTACCGCTGCATGGGCATCAAAAAAGTTAGTTTTTGCCAAAAAACAAAAACCAGAAAAAATTCTAATTATTGCCAATAAGTTAGATACCTCTGTGGAGATGGCTAACAAAATTAGAAGTTTTACAGAACAATGGCCATCATGGGTTGGTGTTGGATTTTCACCTGATAAAAACGCACAAAGACACTTTAAACTTACTAATGACTGTGAAGTTAAAGCGGTTGCAACATCAAAGGATGCCTTGAGAGGTTATACCCCAACTATCCTTATTTTTGATGAGGCGGCGTTTATCGAGGCTGATGGAGATTTTTGGTCTGCCTGTATGGCCTCACTATCTACGGGTGGTAAGGTTATTGTTGTATCTACACCAAACGGATACGACGCAATTTATTATGAGATTTATGACCAAGCGTTAAGAAATATGAATGATTTCAAAATTTCTGAAATGTATTGGCATCGTGACCCAAGATATACAAAAGATTTGTATATGGTTAAAACAAATGATTTAGTCCACTTTTTATTGAATAGAGAAGATTACCCAAAGGATATTGTGGTTGATTTATCAATTGAAAATCCATATGAAAGAGACCACTCAATAGTAACGTCATATATTGACCAAGGATATAAACCATGTTCGGCTTGGTTTGAGGGGATGGTTAAAAAATTGAAGTTTGATAGAAGAAAAGTAGCTCAGGAGTTGGAATGTAACTTCTTGGGTTCGGGTGATAACGTATTTGATTCTGAATTAATGCAGAACATCTCCAAAAACCAATTAAGAGAACCATTAGCCAAAATGATGGGTGGTTCTTTGTGGATTTTTAAAGAACCTGAGAACGGTCACAAGTATGTTATGGGTGTAGACGTATCCAGAGGTGATTCTGAGGACTTTAGTTGTATTCAGATAATCGACTTCGATACAAGGGAACAAGTCCTTGAATATGTCGGAAAAGTCCCACCAGACATTACTGCAGAGATTGCCTACAAGTGGGGAAGTATGTATAACGCATATTGTGTTGTGGATTTAACAGGAGGTATGGGTGTTGCAACGGCAAGAAAAATGCAAGAGTTGGGATATCAAGGTGGTATGTATGTTGATAATGTTGATACAAGTAACAAGTGGAAATACGACCCTAAGTTAAATGAAAAAATACCTGGTATTAATTTTAACAATAAGAGAGTGCAAATAATTGCATCATTAGAGGAAGCCGTAAGACATGATTTTAAAATTTATTCACATAGATTGTATAATGAAATGAACACTTTCATTTACGTTAACGGTAGACCTGACCACCAAAAAAATCATCACGATGACTGTATTATGGGAATTTCTATGGCAATTTATGTCGCAGAAAAATCTTTTCAATCTTTAACTAAAGTTGTTAATCATACAAAGGCAATGTTAAATTCATGGGCAACAACCGTAACAGAGAATAAAAATTCTTCTGAATTCTTTAATCCTATGGTACCTCAAATGGGAAGGGATAGTCGACAATATAATTCGGGTCCGACTAAAAAAGACTATGAGACATATGGATGGCTATTTGGTACCAGATAACTATTTATATTATTAAAGAAACGAGTTAAAATTATACCATGAGTGAACAAAATCTGACCGTTTGGCAACGTTTATCCAAAACGTTTGGTCCAAATTCTTTGCTGAATCAAGATTATCCTACTTTCAAATTTGATAAGAAGGAGTTGTTGCGTACTCCAAGTCGTGATGAATACGAGAAGGAAAAATTACAAGCACAACAAACATTTTATTTATCAGGTCAATGGGCAAAGGTTGAGAATAACATGTATTCTCAATCGATGTATTATGAGCCAACAAGACTTTCAGCACAGTATGATTATGAATCAATGGAGTATACTCCTGAGATTTCAGCGGCATTAGACATATATTCAGAAGAATCTACAACAACAAATGAAGATGGTTTTATTTTACAAATTTATTCAGAGTCAAAACGTATCAAATCTGTATTGGCGGATTTATTCAATAATTCGTTGGATATCAACACTAACTTACCAATGTGGACAAGAAATACTTGTAAATACGGTGATAACTTTGTGTATTTAAAACTTGACCCTGAAAAAGGTATTGTTGGAGTACAACAGTTACCGACAATTGAAATTGAAAGACATGAAGCAGGTGCGGGCGCTAAAATTACAGTTAACGTTGAAAAACCTGAAAAACCAAAAGCCTTAGAATTTACTTGGAAGAATAAGAACATGACATTCCAATCATGGGAGATTGCTCACTTTAGATTATTAGGTGATGACAGGAAGCTCCCTTATGGTACTTCGATGTTAGAAAAGGCAAGAAGAATTTGGAAACAACTTTTACTTTCTGAAGATGCGATGTTGATTTATCGTACGTCAAGAGCACCTGAAAGAAGAATGTTTAAAGTGTTTGTTGGAAACATGAATGATGACGATGTTGAAGCATATGTACAACGTGTTGCCAATAAATTCAAGAGAGAACAAATTGTTGATAGTAAGACAGGTAATGTAGATATGAGATTCAACCAAATGGCAGTTGACCAAGATTATTTCATACCTGTAAGAGACCCAGCAGCTCCTGACCCAATTACAACTTTACCTGGTGCCACAAACTTATCTGAGATTGCCGATATTGAATATATTCAAAAGAAATTATTAACGGCTCTTCGTGTACCTAAGGCTTTCTTAGGATTTGAAGAGGTAGTTGGTGATGGTAAAAATTTATCATTACAAGATATTAGATTTGCTCGCACGATTAATAGAATCCAAAAGAGCATGATTCAAGAATTGAATAAGATTGCAATCGTTCACTTATTCTTATTGGGTTTTGAAGACGAACTATCGAATTTTACATTAGGTTTAACTAACCCATCTACTCAAGCTGATTTGTTGAAGATTGATGTATGGAAAGAAAAAGTTCTTCTTTATAAAGATTTAGTTGCTGACCCAGGAAATGGTATTCAAGCAACTTCATCTACATGGGCGAAAAAACATATTTTTGGATGGTCTGATGAAGAAATTAGATTGGATTTACAACAACAAAGAATTGAAAGAGCTGTGGGTGAAGAACTTAAAGCAACTCCAACAGTCATTACAAAAACAGGAATATTTGATAACATAGACAAACTATATGGTTCTACCACAGGAGGAACTGCCAGTGCGTCAACGGCTACTCCACCACCAGCACCAGGAGGTGATTTAGGAG